CGCTGGTCAACGTGTTCCGCGAAGTGCGCCGGACGATGAAGCCGCAAGCGACTCTCTGGCTGAATTACGGAGATTGTTACGCCACGTCGCCCAATGGCCGGAGCGCAGCAGCGACGAAAGCAGCAGGCAATGATGACCGCACATTCCGCGACAAACCTTTCTCGACGGTCGGCCCGATCTATTCACCAGCGCACGAAGCAGGTGACCGGAGAGGAGGAGATTGCAAACAGCGCACCCATGATACCGGAGGCGAACAGCATCGCGGACGGATTGTGAGCGGCGGCGTTCTGAAACCAAAGGACCTATGCATGATCCCAAACCGCCTCGCCATTGCCCTGCAGGAGGACGGCTGGTGGGTTCGCTCCGAAATCATCTGGGGAAAGCCAAATCCCATGCCGGATAGTTCGGGCAAATATCGCCCATCGACCGCGCACGAAAAGATTTTCATGCTCGCGAAGTCTGCGAAATGCCTCTACGACTCTGAGGCGGTCGCGCGCCCCTGTAGCGACGCCACGCACGCGCGCCTGGCCCAGAACGTTCAAGATCAGATCGGCAGCGCACGCGCCAACGGCGGACGCAAGACCAATGGCAACATGAAAGCCGTGGTTCGCAAGCAGGATGGACATGGCCGCCGCCATGACGGCTTCAATGACCGCTACTTTGGCAAAATTCGCGACAATGAAAGCATGAACAGCGCACTGGCGATAATGCCGGAGACGCGATACCTGCGGAATTATGAGCCGGCCGCGCTCGAAGTTTGGGAAATGGCGACCCAGCCATTCTCAGAAGCGCATTACGCGACGTTCCCGCCGGAACTAGTAGAGCGGTGCCTTAAGGCCGGATGTCCGGTCGGAGGGACGGTTTTAGATCCTTTCGGCGGCGCAGGCACGGTCGGCCTTGTGGCGGATCGAATGCAGCGCAACGCCATCCTTATCGAGTTGAACCGGGAAAGCATCGACATTGCTGAGCGCAGGATCGTGGGCGACGCGCCACTGTTTGCCGAGGTCGCCGCATGAACGCGCGCAAGGGTCTCGCCAAGAACGGCTACGCCGGCGGTTCGTGTCTCATTCGCGGGCCGCGCAAGACCATTGGACCGGCGCTTGCCGATCTATATCCGCCATTCCGCCGGAAGATGGCTGAATACGAACGCCTGGCGCAAAGCGACGAACAAGCGGCGGCGGTCGTTTTTGCCCAGGCTCAGGAAATCGCGAGGGCATGGCAAGCGGGCGTCGAGTACGGGCGCAATATGAAGGGGGACCCGATTGAAGGCGGCGCGGATTGAAGCCAGCGAGATTGCACACGCGAAGGCCGTCGATCTTCCATCGCTGATCGGCGCGCATGTCGTCCTGAAACGCCGCGGCGCGGCGTTCTGGGGCCGCTGTCCGTTTCACAAGGAAAAGACGCCGAGTTTCAAGGTCGAAAAGGAATTCTACATCTGCTTCGGCTGTGGCAAGAAAGGCGATGCGATCTCATGGATTCGCGAAGCCGAGCATCTGAGTTTCGAGGCTGCGGTCAGGCGGTTGTCGCGCTCGGATGCGCCAGCCCGGTTTTGCGGAATCCGAACGAAGCCATCGCGGCAGGAACACGACGACGCCAAACGGCGCAGGCGCGCCGCGCTCATCTGGGAAGCCGCGCAGCCGATTCGCGGAACGCTGGGTGACGAATATCTGCGCTTCCGCGGGATTCGCAACCGGCAGTCCGCAGAACTCAGATTCGCGGCCGCCGTCGAGCATTCAGCCACGAAGACTAGCTATCCCGCGCTGATCGCAAGGGTCTCGGGCGACGACGGCTTTTGTGCAGTGCAGCGAACATATCTCGCCCGCGACAAGCCCGCCAAGGCTGACGTCTCGCCGAACAAAATGACGCTAGGTCCGATGGACAAGGGCGCGGTCAGGCTGTTTCCCGTGGGCGAGCGTCTGGGGCTGGCGGAAGGCGTCGAAACCGCCCTGAGCGCGTCGCAGCTTTACGCCGTGCCGTGCTGGGCGACATTGAGCGCGGGCAGGCTGGCGGCCGTCGAAATCCCCCCTGGCGTGCGCGTCATCGTTATTTTCGCAGATGCGGGCAAAGTGGGTATTGACGCCGCCTTCAAAGCGCAAGACGAATACGAATCCAGGGGCTATCGCGTCGAAGTCATAACCCCCCAAGCTCATTTTTCGAATCCGTCGGCGTCGGATTTTAACGATCTTGTCAGGGGCGGTTGAGTGTGAGCAGCGTTCGCGATCTAGACGCCAAGCGAGCGGCGCGACCGACGCCGATCAACATCCGAGACGCCAGCGAATATCAATCCAAACCGGTTCCAGAACGTCAGTGGCTAATACCGTCTGTGCTCGTACATCGCGGGATAACGATGATCTCCGGCGATGGCGGCACGGGTAAGTCGCTTCTCTGTCTCCAGCTTCAGGTCGCCGCCGCGCTCGGCCAGCCATGGATGGGAATCGAACTGCCCCAATCCATGCCGTCGTTCGGCTTCTATTGTGAAGACGACGATGAGGAGCTACATCGTCGCCTCTACGACATATGCCGCCATTACGGCTGCGAGTTTCGCGATCTCGAAGGCATGGTCAGGTTCACGAGCCGGGTCGGCGAACAGAACGAACTCATGACATTTTGGGGGCGTAACGACGACGGCGGAAAACGCACGTCTTTATTGACTCAAATCGAAGACGACGTGCGCATGTGCGGCGCGCGGCTGATTATCATCGACACCGTCGCCGACACATTCGCCGGCAATGAAAACATCCGCCCGCAAGTGCGCGCATTCATCACCGCGCTGCGTCGCCTCGCGCTCATCAACAACGGCGGCGTGATTGTGACCGCTCATCCATCGGTTTCAGGACTCGCCGATGGTTCCGGCAGATCGGGATCGACCGGATGGAACGGCTCCGTCAGGTCGCGAATCTATTTCTACAAGCCAAAAAACCCTGACAAAGATATTGACGGCGAAGACGAGCCGACGAACGAGCGCGTCCTGAAAACGATGAAATCGAACTACGGTCCGGCGGGCGAAAAGATGCGGTGTCAATGGGAGCACGGCGTCTTCGTGCGAACCGATTTGGCCGCATCGGCGGGCAATATTTTCGACCGACTGGATCAAGAGCGCAAGATTTTGGACGCCGCAACTTATCTCGTCACCAACGGGTCCATGCTTGCCTCGGACCACAACGCCAAGACGAGCCTGAACTCACTCGCAAGAAAATTGCCGACATGCCGACAAATTTCATGGTCCGCTGCCGCCGCCGCGCAGGACCGCCTTGTCGCCGCCGGAAAACTGGTTAAGGTGGAACTCGGACCAAAATCCAGACGTAGGTTATACATTCGTCCGGCGCATCTGCGCTATCCGGGCGAAGACAGCGGGGAAACCGACGAGAGCATCCCGCAGAGCGCAGACGGCCAGTCGTATCCAGTAGGAGGCGAATGACCCTACTTTTCCAACGGTCTTCCAACGGGGTTCCAACGGGGTTCCAACCCCTTCCAACGGGGTGTTCCAACCTCTTCCAACGGGGTTCCAACGGGGTTCCAACGGGGTTCCAACGGGGTACCGACCGACCCCCCCCCTACGCCCTAGCTTCGCTAGGGCTACCCCCCCCGCGCGCGCGAGACGCGCTTGGGGTCGTGGGCTTCGCTGGGGCTTCGCCACGACCCGGAAGTTTGGAAAAATCCGCCAAAACATTGGATTTTTTGCCGTCCGGGATCGATGAGGCTCGGAATTTCCGGAGTTTTCCCGCAAACCGCCGGTCGGGAGTCGCGGCATGACGGCGGCGCAGGGCCTTCACTGGCATGCCTACGTCGCGCACCAAGGTCGGGATCACCTGGTCGCCATGGAATTTCTCGCCAGAGGCATTTTGGGGCACCTGCCAATGCGATTCGAGCGACTGACCGTGGGTGGGCGCAGGGTGAGTTCATACGCGCTTCTGATGCCTCCCTATGGCTTCGTGCGCTTCGCGACGGCCAGTCCCGAGGAATACGCTTTCGTCCTGGAGACCAGGGGGCTATCGCATGTGCTCTTGGACACCGATCGCCGGCCAGCGATCATCGACGATGCCGTTGTGGCCGGGCACGTCGAGCGCGAATATGCCGAGCGCCACAACGCCGCGCTGGCCCGGGCTAAGTACAGCAGCTGCTTCGAACTCGGAGCCAGCTATGTCGTCCGCAGCGGGCCGTCCAAGGGCCATATCGGGCGTCTCATAGCCGTTCATCGGGGCAAGGCGCGTCTCGATTGCCCTCTGGGCGTCATTGTCGTTCGGGAAGACGAGCTAGAGCGCCAAGGCGGCGCACGGCTGGCGAAGGCGGCATAGTAAATGCTCACCCCCGCGACCATCGAGAGGGCATTTCGTCTGGCCTACGGGCGCACCTGGATACGCGACGCCGCGCGCGCCACGGGACGCTGCGAAAAGACCATCTGGAACTGGGCGCGAGGCAAGCACAGGCCGTCAGTGCGCGATTGCGGGGCTATTAGGGCCGCGGTAGACGAAAGGCTGGCCGAACTCGCGGCCATCCGACGCGAGATTTTTGGCTGAAGCCGCCCAAACGCGCCCGTAACAATTCGTGATTACGCAGGGCTTGAGTGTCCGTGAGAATGGACATATTATCTCATCGCCGCTTGGGAATGGTCCCGGCGCGAATTGGCAAGAGGCCAACGCAATGAAACTCACAGTCATCGATTACAACGGCGAAGCTCTAGGCCGCCACCTCACGGAGGCAGACGCCGCTCACACTATCCTGACACACGATGGCGCGGACTATGAAATCCGCGAGGGCGAGTGGAAAGGCTCGAAAATCTTCGAGCTTTGGACCCGCAAGCAGGTCGCGAACAAGCCGTGGACGGAAACGGCTGTGTTCTCAATGGCCGACACTCGCGCAGAAGCCGAGGCTGAAATCTTCGCCGAGGTGTGCGCTGCGCGCTGGCCACGCCATCCCGAAGCGATTTCGGACGATCAGTACGACGAGATACTCGCGGTTACCGCCGACACTCAGGGAGACTAAGGCCATGGCGAATCGAACCCCCACGGAAGACCAATTCGGGACTGCAATCATGTGGCTTCGGTCGAATAATGGCGACCACGGCGAAGCGGAGGCATGTCGCGCCGTCGCGGAGTGGATAGACCGCCAGCGCACCACGGCGATGCTGAGGCAGGTGGTGCGAGGAACCGGCGTTTCGGTTTCGCAATTGCGAAAAAGACTGGCGGAAAAGGAAAGCACCGCCCTCGCCATCGCCAAGGGAGACGCGCTATGAAGCTCTATAAGCTCACCGACCGGAACGGCCAGACTCGTAATCGAACTCAATGGGGCGAAGGCGTCGAACACACGGCTTCGGGGGAAGGCGACCTCTGCGGTCCAGGCTGGCTTCACGCCTACACGCACCCTCTTCTGGCCGTTTTACTCAACCCCGGTCACGCCGATATACGCGAGCCTATCTTGTGGGAAGCTGACGGCGACGTCGGGAAAACGGACCACGGCCTGGAAGTCGGATGCACTCGGCTCAAGACTATCAAACAGATTCCACTTCCCAAAATCACGACGGAGCAGCGTGTTTACTTCGCCATTCTCTGCGCGATGGAGGTCTGCGACGACCCTGCGTGGCGCCGGTGGGCGCAGGACTGGCTGAGCGGCAAGAACCGCTCCGCCGAGGCGCCGGAGGCAGCGGAGATAGCGGAGGCGGAATGGTCGATGGAGGCGGCGCGGGCGGCATGGACAGCGAGGGCAGCGGGGCCGCGAACGTGGGAAGCGGCAGAGTGGGCGGCCCGCGCGGCGGCTTATACGGCGCGCATGAAGCGAATCGACATAGAGAATCTCGCGGAGATAGCAAAGAGGGAATCCGCTCCATGACAGCCAAAGACCTTCGCATGGTGTCCCAAGCCCTATACGGCTCTTGGACGCCAAGCGCGCTCGCCGCCGATCTCGGCGTTTCCGAGCGTTCCGTCCGCCGCTGGGGCAATTCTGAATGGCCTATCCCAGATGGCGTACTCAGCGACATCATGAAATTGTGCCGAAATCGCGTCGCCGCGCTGCAAAAAATTGTTTCACGACAAACAATCTTACCATAGTCCCACGCAAGGCGCGGCATACCATCTATTGACATCGACCGGAAAATTCCGCAGTTTTCCTATATTTTCGCGATCCGCGCCAAAACCGCGGCGTGCTACGCATTGAAACTCCCCAAAACCCAGCCCATCCGACCGGCCGTCGTCACCACGCCTCTCCTACACAAGAGCGGTCGCGCGCCGGATGGGTTGCGGGGGAAATCAGCGCCCAGAAAACCACGAAACACTAATGTAAAAATGCAACAGTCGCGTGTGACAAAAATGTCGCATCGTCAAAACACTAGGGACTTAACTTGGCAGCGCCAAAACAGGCAGTAGGGCCGAAATCGGACAAATTATGGCGGCAAGCATTGATGCGCGCCGTGAATAGGCTCGACTCGAACGATGCGAAATTTCTCGACCGCGTCGCCGATAAGGCCGTCCAGATGGCTTTGGAAGGCGACGTGATGGCGATGAAGGAAATCGGCGACCGGCTAGACGGAAAGCCAGTACAGGGCATGACCCTCGACGCCGATCTCACAGGCCTCAAGGTGACCATCGAAGGCGGATTGCCTCAGGTTATCGACGCTAGGCCGACTGAAGTCGCCTACGAGGCCGGATCGGCTGCTGACGTACAAGATTCCGGTGAGGCGGCAAGCGAAGCAGATGAGGTGTCTTGAGTTCTGTCACCATTGTGCTCCCGACGCTTCATCCAGGCCAAGTAGCCATTTATCGCGACCGTTCCCGCTTCAACGCTTGCCGTTGCGGCCGGCGATTTGGCAAAGACGAGATGATGATTACCATGGCGGCGGACCTCGCCGCGCGTGGGCTTGGCGCGGGATTATTCGCGCCCGAACACCGTCAGCTTCTGGAACCCTTCGACCGGCTGCATGAAATCCTGAGGCCGCTGATAGCGAAGTCGTCGAAGAACGACGGTCAGATCAAGACTCGGACCAGGGGGTACATCGATTTCTGGTATACCGACGACAACGATCTCGCGGGCCGGGGCCGGGAATACGACGCCGTGTTTATCAATGAGGCGTCGTTCGGGAAATCGCCGCAACTCATAGACATCTGGCGGAAATCCATCCGGCCGACCTTGCTCATGCGAAAGGGTTCGGCGTGGGTCTTCGGCACTCCGAAGGGAAAGGATCAGGACAACTTTTTCTATCGGGTTTGTCGCGATCCTGAATTCGGCTTCAAGGAGTTTCACGCGCCGAGTTCGGCCAATCCATATCTGCCGGCGGAAGAGCTAGAGCGCGAACGCCGGGAAAACGATCCGCTTGTCTTTTCCCAGGAATTCGACGCCGAGTTCATCGACTGGTCGGGCCACGCATTCTTTTCCGAGGACAAGCTGTTAGACAACGGCTTGCCGGTCGCCGTACCGGATCGCTGCGACGGCGTATTTGCCGTCATCGACACTGCGGTCAAGACAGGAAGGGAAAACGACGGCACGGCGGTATCCTATTGGGCGCGGATCAAGGCCGGGGGGCGGCATCCGCTCGTTTGCCTCGATTGGGATATCCTGCAGATTGAGGGCTCGCTTCTGGAAACCTGGTTGCCCACGGTCTTCCAGAACTTGGAAAGCCTTGCGGCGGGGTGCCGGGCGCGGATGGGATCGCTCGGCGCGTTCATCGAAGACAAGGCGTCTGGCTCCATTCTCTTGCAGCAAGCTTATCGCAGGCGTTGGCGCGCCACGGCGATAGACTCGAAACTGACGGCGGTCGGCAAGGATGAACGCGCGATTTCCGTAAGCGGCTACGTGCACCGCGGCAGCGTCAAACTATCCGTCCCCGCCTATGAAAAGGTCTCCTTCTACAAGGGCGTGACCGCGAATCATCTTCTTGAACAGGTCACAGGGTTTCGCATCGGCGACAGAGATGCGTCGCGGCAGGACGATCTCCTCGACACCTTCTGCTATGCGATAGCGATTGCGCTCGGCAATCGGGAAGGCTTTTGATGGCGTCTCTCAACGTCAACGGATTGGCCGCGACTCTCGGGTCTTCTCTGGAAGACTTGTTGCTCGCGCCGGATATCCAGCCCGGCGACGCGCCGTCGTACCAGCTCTGCAAGACGATCTACACTTATCATCCGCTGGGCGCGAAGCTCGCCGAATCGCCGATTTCCATGGCGCAAAGCCAGGAGCGCCGCATCGCCGTACCCGATAGCCCGGAAGAGCGGGTTCTGGAGGCATTCCGCCGGGAATGGCGCGCCATAGAAGCCGACCGCGTGATTTTCAACACGATGACGTTGTCGCGGGTGTACGGCATTGCATCGGTCGCGCTGATGATCGACGGCGCAAAGCCTGCCGATCCGGTCGATTACGACGCATTGGCGCGGCAGAAGATTTCGTTCAACGTTCTCGACCCGCTCAATACGGCGGGCTCGCTTGTCCTCAATCAGGACCCGAATTCCATCGATTTCCTGAAGCATGCCGCCATTGGGGTGAACGGCGTTCCGTATCATCGCTCGCGCACTTGCGTCATGATGAACGAAGACCCGGTTTACCTGGCTTACACGCAATCGGCCTTCGGCTATGTCGGGCGTTCCGTTTATCAGCGTTGTCTATATCCGCTGAAATCGTTTGTCAGCACGATGGTCGCCGACGACATGGTTGCGCGCAAGGCTGGCCTTTTGATTGCCTTCATGAAGGCGCAGGGTTCGATCATCGACTGGGTTATGGAAAAGGCGGCCGGCATCAAGCGGCAGCTTCTGCAGTCCGGCGTCACCAACAACGTGCTTTCCATGGACGCCGAGGAAAAGGTGGAAAGCCTCAACCTGCAGAACATCGATGGCGCGCTTGGAGCCGTCCGCAAGAACATCTTGGAAAACGTGGCGTCCGCCGCAGACATGCCGGCCAAGCTTCTCAATGCGGAGACCTTCGCCGAAGGCTTTGGCGAGGGCACGGAAGACGCCAAGCATGTGGCGCGCTACATCGATCGCGTGCGTATCCAGATGGCGCCCTTATACGCGTTCTTCGACAAGATCGTGCAGCACAGGGCCTGGAACCGGGATTTCTACAAAACCATCCAGCGCGAATTTCCGGACGCCTATGGCGATGTCGAGTACACAGAAGCCTTCTGGCGATGGGTCAACTCGTTTTCGGCGGAATGGCCGAACCTGCTGACCGAGCCGGACAGCGAAAAGATCAGAACGGATGAGGTCAAGCTGAAGGCGGTGATTGCGCTCATCGAAGTCCTGCGCACCGACCTCGACCCGGAAAACAAGGCCGCGCTGATCCAGTGGGCGGCGGACAACGTCAATCAGAACAAGCAGCTTTTCCAGTCTCCGCTTCTTTTGGACTACGAGGCGTTGCTTGAATACATTCCGCCGGTCGCCGACAAGCCGGAAACCCCCGCTCCGCCGTTCAGTGCGCATGACGCCGTGAAGGCGCTTGACGACGCCGTGGCGCGTCTGCCAACGCGGGCCGTCCGCAAGGCCATAGCGTCCCGATGAGCGCCGGCGATCCGTTCGGCGTCAAGATGGAACTCGCGCGCGCCCAGCATGCGATGGATTTGTTTCAATTGGCGCTTCAGGTGTTCAACGCGAATTGCCAGCGGTTCAAGTTCGAGGCGGCAGAAGCGGAACGCGAGAACCTGCATGCTGCGCTAGACGCGAATCTGGACGCATTCATGGCGGCCAATCGCAAGCTAGAAGCCGCGGGATGAGCAAGGCGCGCGAAGACTACATTTCCGTCCTGACGGCGGCCATAGCCGATCTTGTCGAGAATGGTTACGACAGCGTCGAGCGGGTGTCCTACTGGACGCGAAAAATCCGCGATGCGGCGGCGAAGTCCATGCAGGCTCCCGCCGAGATGGACCGCGCGTTGCGCGACGCTCTGGCGTCGGTATACCGCCGCATGGTCGAAAGCGGCCATATCGTTCAGTTTCACCAAGGCGTCGCCCGCTTCACATTGGACAAGGTGCGTCCGCAATTGCGCGCCGAACTGGATCGCAGAATTCTCGCAGCGGCGAACCTGATAAAGCTGAACCGGCAAGAAGCGATGGAAAAGACGCTGCGCCGGTTTTCCGGCTGGGCCACGTCTATACCGAAGGGCGGGACGGACGCCGCCAAGCGGCGCGAGGTCAAGGATGAAATCAAGAAGCCGCTGCGCCAATTGAGTTTCGTCGAGCGCCGGGTCTTGATCGATCAGGGCCATAAGCTGGTGTCGTCGCTGAACGACATTCTCGCCCGTGACGGCGGGGCGATTGCCGCCATCTGGCATAGCCGATGGAGGCAGCCGGGTTACGACTACCGCGAAGACCACAAGGAACGCGACGGCGAGGTATATCTGTTTCGCTCATCTTGGGCGCGCGAAAAGGGCTTGGTGAAGCCCGGCCGCGCGGGATACGCCGACGACATCACACAGCCAGCCGAAGAGCCGTTCTGCCGGTGCAGCTACGTCTACATCTACACGCTCGGCAGGCTTCCGCCCGACATGCTGACGGCCAAGGGCAGGACGGCGCTTGCGGAAGCCAGGGATAAAATCAATGCCGGTTAAGCTGCTTGCCGTTACCGTGTTTCTAGTCGTCTCCATGGCATTCATGGGGATTGTCTTTGACGCATCCGAAGCGGTAATTGGAGGCTATTGACCATGCCGCTGCAATCTGGGGATTCGCGCGCCGCGTTCGAGCACAATCTGAAAGCCGAACTTGAGGCCGGCAAGCCGCGGGATCAGGCGCTCGCCATCGCCTATGCCAAACAGCGCGGAGACGGTGCAGAATCATCGTTTAACGAAGCCGTTTCAACGTTCAATGCGGCATTCGTCCGCGACCGGGCGGCGAAACTCGACGCCGCTTTGGCGCGATGCATAAAACTGGGGTCGTCCTGAGATGGCGATTGTGGCGGCTGGCGTCATGTGTCTCGCGCCGGGCGACAAGGCGCTATTCCTGCAGCGCGGTCCGGGCGGCGATTATCCGCTCCATTGGTGTTTCCCGGGCGGCAGGGCCGAACCCGAAGACAAGTCTGTCGAAGCCACGGCCTTGCGGGAGACTATGGAAGAAATCGGCCGCGTTCCCGATGGCGATCGCCTTCTGCTGACGCGTTCGATTTCGCAAATTGCGTCTCAGCCGCCCCCTGCAACGGCTGGACCGGCCGCAGGCGAAGCGGTCGAAACGGTCTCGGCGGAGATTGTCCCTCCTCCGGCCGAGACCGTGGATTTCACGACGTTCCTGCAAAGGGTCGACGCCGCATTCATGCCGGAACTCGGCGACGAGCACCTTGGCTTTTGCTGGGCTCCGATAGATCATCCGCCGCAACCGTTGCATCCGGGTTGCGGCATCGCATTGGCCCGTCTCGGCATGAACGAACTCGACGTCGCGAGGGCCATGGCGGCTGGGCTTCTGACGAGTCCGCAGACCTACGAAAACGTCACGCTGTTCGCCATCCGCATCACGGGGACCGGGGCCGCGTATCGGCGCGCGCATAACGAGCATGTCTGGCGCGACCCGTCGATCTATCTGAATGACGATTTTCTCGCGCGCTGCAACGGCCTTCCGGTGATATTCGAGCATCCCGACAAGGCTTTGTTGGATTCCAAGGAATTTGCGGATCGCGTCATCGGAACGATTGTGTTGCCCTACATTCAGGGCGACGAAGTCTGGGGCATAGCCAAGATTTACGACGCCGCGGCGGCGCAGATCATGGCGGAAGACCGCGACGACGTGTCGACGTCGCCGGCGGTGACGTGGCGAGATTTGAGCGTGAACACCGTCATACGGACGGAAGACGGCAGCAAGCTTCTGATCGAGGGCGAGCCTTCGTTGCTCGACCACATTGCCGTTGTGACCCCGCTAGGGGTTTGGGATAAGGGCGGACCGGCAAGGGGTGTGCGCGTTGACGCCGAACCCGCATTCCGGCCAGCGCCCGTGCAGCGCATTCCCGCGACCAAGCTCGATTTGGCGCTTGCCAGCGCGCGGAGCATTTCGCTCGGCCTGGCGGTCAAATCGTTACGCCATCAATTTCCCCCTCGCGGAAATTGACCACAAGGCTTCACTCCTGCGAGGAAAGGAACCGATCCATGACAGAAGACGAGAAGGCCGCCGCCGACAAGGCGCGGAAGGATGAAGCCGATCTGCGCGCCAAGGCGGACGCCGAAGCCGGGGAGAAGCTCGACAAGCTGCTTAGTCACCTCGATTCCATCGGCAAGCGCATCGATGCGGTGTGCGGTCGCATGGACGCCTACGAAGAGCGTGAAAAGGCTCGCGACGACGCCGCCAAGAAAGACGCCGAAGACGAGAAGACGGAAGACGAAAAGAAGGCGGATGGCGAGGAAGAAACCGCCGAGAAAAAGAGCGAGCCCGAAGCCATGGCCGCCGACAAGAAGCGCAAGGACGCCGAAGGCGAAGCCGAGGAAAAGGCCAAGGCGGATGCTGCGCGCAGCGACGCCGTCGCCGCGCTTGAGCAGCGCATCACGGATATCGCCAAGCAGTTGCCGCGCGCCATGACCGACGCCGACTTTCGCGAACTCGCCAACGCGCAGTCCCGTGCGGACGGCGTGATGAGCCTGCTCGGCGGCCATGCTCCGCGTCCCATGCAGGCGGAAAGCCTTCAGGAATATCGGCTGCGCATGGCGAACGAACTCAAGAAGCATTCGGCGGCATGGAAGGACGTCAATCTGGCCGTCATCGCGGTCGATTCGGCGGCGTTCGAGATTGCCGAGCGCGCGATCTACGAAGACGCCAAAAAGGCCGCGCTCGATCCCGGCAACGTTCCGGCGGGCAAGATGCTCGCCATGACGCGCAAGGACTCCGGGCGAGAAATCACGGAATTCCTGGGGCGGCACAGTTTCGTGCGGGACTTCTCGCGCCCGCGCGGATTTGTGACCGGCTTCCCGTCCGGCGAAGCCCGCCACAGCCGCTAAATCAGATAAGGAACAGAAAACATGGTTGCGACAATCGCATTCAACCCCATGCTCACGACGACCGGGGCGGGGTCTTTCAACGTCCAAAGCGACGGCTTCATTCAGGGCACGGCGATGGACGATCCGTCGACCAGGTTCCGCATGCGCGGCGGCTATCTCGCGAACAGCGAGACGCTTCCCATGTGGGGCGGGGTCGGCATTTCCGAAACCATTCCCGGGGCGGCCAGCACGCCGCAGCCTCCGCTTGGCGGCGGTCTCGTGCGGGCGACGGCGCTGACCGGGGCGACGGCGCTGACCGGGTTCACGGTGTTCGATCAGGCTGCGGCCATGGTCAACACGCCGCAATCTCCGGTTCCCTTGGCGGGTTCGCTGCAGTCCGTGAACTTCTATCCCTTGGGCTCGCTGGCGCGCATCGCCGTCAAGTGCGATCCCGCCTTGGCGGACCTTGAAGGCGATATCGTCACCTCGCAGGTCAGCTGGGATTTCGTGAACCAGCTTCTGGTTCCTTATCTCGGCACGCTGACCATCAGTTCCGGCGCTTACGACAATACGACCGGAATTGTGACGCTGACGATGTCGGCGGCGGTGACATTCGACGCCGGCGACGCCATCGTGGTGACGGTGACCGGACATACCGGCAACGGCGATCAGCTTGCCGGCACGTATACTTCGCTGAGCGCGTCGGGCACGACGGTCACCTACAACGCCGGAGCCGGCATTGGCGCTTCCGCCATCACGGCGGGCACGTTGACGCTCGGCAGCGGCGCGTCGTCGGCTTTGCCGGTCAAGGTGCTTCAGTTCAACATCGGCAACTCGATGACGGTCGATTACGACACGACCACGGGGTTCGCCACTTGGAATCGGAGCGGCAACTGCGCTCTGATCCAAATCTAGGAAGGAATTCGGAACATGGCGAACATTTCAACGGCCTATGTCACGCTCAACCCGTCTTACACCATGCCGGAGCTTCTGCTCCCGTATAGTCAGGCGTCGGGCGCATTCGAACTGCTCCCCGATGGCGAGCCGCTGACAAGGCTTTCCGAGGGCGATCTCATCGCCTATGTCAACCGCGTCGACGTGCGCACGCGCATGGCGGCGAGCCAGCAGGCGTATAACGAACTGCCTTCCGCGTCCGTTGCGGTTTCGCAGATCAGCACGCCCTCGTATCTCCTGCGGGTTCGCGCGGAGTACGATCATCACGACACCGCGGCGATGAGCCGGCGCGGGATTTCGATTGTCGAAGCCCAGCGGCTCGCCATGCGGCAGGGCCATTACCAGCTTTTGCGGACCATGTTGCTGGACGGCATGAACCCGGCCAATGGCGAGGGCATGTTGAATGCGGTCGGCGCGACGGCGGTCGGTCTGCCGCCGGATTCCAACGGCAACGACACCGTCCTGACCTATGACAACGGCGAGATGGCGTTGTTTCTTCTCAGCCAGTTCTCCGCGCTGAAATCGCGCACGAACCAGCTTGGCATCGGCCGCGAGTTCACGATTCTGGGGCCGCAGCGCGATCTCTCCGTGATGGAATATCAGGGCATCGTGCAGCTTGTGCAGTTCCAGCGTCCAGGAGCCGGCACGTCGACCACGGCGGGCGTCGTCAAGGAGACCTTGATGTCGAATGGCGACAAGGTTTTGTGGTGCTACGACGACACGCTGATCGGCAAGGGCGACAATGGCACGGACGCCATTATCATCACCATGCCAAAGGTCGAAAAGCCGGACGGCGGCGCGATCAATACGAACGAGTTCGCCAAGCTCTCGCCTGGACTTGAGGCGTGCAATCTCATGCTGAACGACATGATCGCTCCGCGCGAGATTCCGACGCCGCTGGCAGGCGGAGCCATAGATATCGTCTCCGAATTGCGCTCGACGTCGGGCTGGGCCGTCCGTCCGGAGGCGACGACCATTATCAGCGCGACCTATCAGTAGGGACGCATGACATGAGCGTAGCGCGGGCGTGCAGCCGCCCGTCGCTGCGGACTTTCGTTCTAGCAGCACAGAAGAAAGGGACATAAGACATGGCAACGTTGTTTATCGCCAATGCCACGCAGCAGCATCGCGAGATTCAATATCGTCTTCCAGAACGGAGAAACGCGCATATCCTGCGCGTCGCTCCCGGCGAGCAGGCGAGGGTGCGCGACGTTACGACCGCCGAGATTGACGCCATTCTGTCGCAGATGGCGAAATACGGATGGGTCGAGGCGAGCGCGGTCGACCGCGCCAAGCCGTTTGTCGGCATCTGCTATTGCGTCGACAAGCCGGTTCCCGCGGGACGCATTGTCGCCGCGATGAAACACAACATCGAAGTCTTGGCGAAGCGCGGCAAGGATAATCGCCAACTCGCGGCCGTTGCGATGAATAACGAACTGGAGCGCCAGGTCGAAGCCGCTCGCGTCGGCGAACTCAAGGAATTGGAGATGACCATCGTCGAGGAGGAAAACCGGAACGAGCCGGACCGGGAGCGCCTGGCGGAAGGCATTGTCGTCGACCGTTCGGAACCGAACCCTGAAGGCCGCAAGGGTTCGAGCCGCAGGCGCACGGCGTGACGATTTCCGGGCCGACGCTGGACGGCTTTATCGCCTTCATCCGCGGCAACATGCAGATCAGCACGGCGGTGTTGCCGGACGACGATCCCGTGATTGCGATGGCCTACGAAGTCGCGACGGACATTGTGTCCCAGACTTTGCGGGCGGCGTCGCAACCGATTTACGCCCTTGCGGTCTACAATCTCGCCGGATCGAATGTCATCAATTACGCCACGGATCAGCCTGGGCAGACATATTTTGCCGACGCCAGGAAGCTGTGGAATATCGGCGCGTTTACGCCCGGCGTGGTCAATCAGGCTGCGGATGTTTCGACCTCCGTTGTCCTGACTGTGCAGAAGGCCATGGAAAACATCACGCTTGCCGATCTTCAATATCTGAAAGACCCGTGGGGGCGGCAGTATCTGGCGTTCGCGCAAAAGGTCGGCACGGTGTGGGGCCTGACGTGACGGTGATCGACAGATACCATTTCCGCGAAACCGTGCTCGACCGCTTGAAGGCGATGGGAGCGCGCGATCTTTCTGACGCCACGCTTGCCGTCGCTCTGCCGCCTGATTATCTGCCCAGAATGTTCGCGGAAGCCAGGGCCATGCGCGAGGCCGGGTTCATTGCGATTGGCGATCTGGAAATAGACGAGGTGACGGCATGATCCTGCATCTCGGCGTTGTGGACGTTCCCTATGTCGCGCGGGAGACGGCTGCTCAGCGCCGCGCGCGGGTCAAGAAGGCCGCGCCGAAGCCTGCGGGTGTGGTATCGACGGGGGACGTCGCGGAGTTTCTAGAAAACAAATATCACGTCATGGAAGTGTTTTTCGAACTCCATGGCGATGACATTGCCAATGACATGGCGCAAAGCGTGGCGCATGCTGCGGAAGCCATATTCAACGGCGCTCCGGTGTCGCTCGATCCGCTTGGCGAGGCGACGTCTGAAATTGACCGCCGGTTCCGCGATTTCTTGTCTAACCGTGAAATGGACAGCCTGGGCTATCCCGGCGTCCCGACCAAGGCGGCGATCAAGGGCGTCAATCATCGCCTGAAGGCCCGGCGCGGGGTCGAGCGGCCGTCGTTCATAGACACCGGGCTTTATCAGGCATCGTTCAAGTCATGGGTCGACGATCATGATTAGGCGTCGCGTACCGCTCGGCAAATTCGATGAGACGGAGGCCGATGAAACTCCTGTGGAAGAAAAAGGCAACACGGGCATGTTGAACGCCGCGCTGAAGACCGGCGTTGAAACGCTTTCCTACAACCGGCCGGACGTATCGCCGTTGTTTTCGGCGACGCGCCGCCTACTGAACGAGGTCAAATAGCATGACAACCGTAGGCGTAATGGTCACGAATGGCGGCCCGCACAGCGCGGAGAAGTGGGCGCTGGTGACCGGAGAGATGATTTTCCCCATCGATCAGGTCACGCATGGCGACCGTCTGATTCTCGCCCGCAAGACGCAGATCGAAATCATCGAAGCTCTTGAAGGACATCATCGCGGCAACATCGAAGGCGAGCGCGCCAAGATGAGCGACGACCGTCTGGACGCGGATTACGAGCCGGACGACGCGGCCGATCAGGCGCTTGAGGAAATCGCGGAAATCGTGGCACGCACGCCATGGGCTGACAAGACGAAAGACCCCGCGTGGCGAAAGGCGGTCGGCGATATCTTAAGATCGCATTTCGCGACGGCGCAGAACGTCGAGCGGCAATGGCATTGCCGGGCGTCGGGGACGCCGAAGGCGAAAGCGTGGCTGGCGACGCATCACGGCGAAGGAGTCTAGATCATGGCGGGCATTTCCTCAGCGGTATGCGATTCCTTCAAAGCGGAAAGCTGGCAGGCTGTCCACAATTTCACGACGACGACGGGCAATGTGTTCAAGATCGCCTTG